ATATACGAAAAATGGAACAATGTACCGATGTTGACGCTTTAATGAAATTAAATGAACAGATGGCTATTGAATTTACGCTTCGTGTTGCTGAGGCAAAAAAGACTCCAAAAAACTACTATTCACCAGCTATTTCTCGCGTCATTGATTATATCTATCATGGTAAAAATAAAACTTTAACCTTAAATCAACTGGCATCTTTAGTTAATTTAACACCTAAATATCTGTCTGCCCTGTTCCATAAAGAAACCGGACAGACGCTTACTGTTTTTATCCATAAAGTTCTTATTGAAAAGGCACAGAATTTACTGGCATATTCCGACTATAGTCTGGGTGAAATCAGTACTTACTTGAATTTTTCATCTCAAAGTTATTTTATTTCTATTTTTAAGAGATACACTGGTATAACTCCCGGACAATATCGTAAAATGCATCGCCAGATTAGTTGGTAAAATAGAAAATAAAATAAGAATATCGATGATTAAACGTTACTATCGCCAGAACTTTTCTCGTCTTGAAGATAAAAGAATCGTCAGTGGTGACAGTATGGAACCGGAATTTCACAGCGGAGAGATCGCGTGGGTATCACAGCAGGATACCCTATGTGATGGTGAGATAGGTATATTCGGACTGAACAATGAGGCTTATATTAAAAAGCTGAAAAGATATGCAGACAGACTCTATCTCGTATCACTAAACAGCAAATACTCTCCTATTGAGATAAAAGAGTCTGACCGTCTGGATGTATTCGGAAAAGTGGTCGGCAAAATTAATTCTAATGATGTACCAGATTACCGGTTTTAATGAATTATAACGAAAGAAGTGATTAAATGAAAATAATTAATAATCTTAAGGGAATACGGACACAGCGAAAAATCGCCCAAAAGCAGCTTGCCATGGACACTGGATATGATCCCCGCACTATCCGCCGCGTTGAGCTGGGCGAATGCTGTCCGTCCGCAGAATTCATGTTTGATATGTCCGACTATTTCGGAGTCCCGATTGAAGAAATATTTGCACTTGATAAATCTACAGAATCAGTACAGAGAGGAAAATAAAGATGAGCGATGCAGAGGTCAAAGATTTAAACCAGATAAGTAAGAAGGATATCTACCACACTCCATCCGGCAAATATATCCAGTTCATCCATGATCATTCGGAAAAAACGTTTGATGCGTGGGAACTCCTACCGGACGGAAGTCATCGGCTGCTCGAGAGCCAGAGCACTACTATTGAGACATTTGATGAATTTAAACAAAAAATTATAGGTAAAAACTAACATTAATCGTTATTCTTTGCTTATTCTAAACTCTAAAATGTATATACATGTGTATATCAATATTAATACATATGTATATACATAAATTAACAAATAACAGAACATTAAAGCAGTCGATTAGTGGCAACCGGCTGCTTTAATGATTTTTTAGTATGATGTCTTTTATAGTTACAATAATTTTTTGTATGAAACAATTATAAATAAAGTAACTGTCTCTTAGTATATCACTTTAAATAGGAAAAACAAATAATTTTATTTAAAATAAATACCAGCCGTTTGCAACCGACTGACTTTTTTGGAGTTTAGATTATAAAAAATGTTTGTTAAAAAAGGGATAGTGAGCGCTATTTTCGTTCCCACTCACATTTTTATAATAACATTAGTATGAAAAGTGCGCAACGTTTATATTATTTTTGAACAGGCTATATCGGCATACCGATATAGTCTGTTACGGTAAAGCATAATAAAAACTGACTAAATACAAATAGTTCGTAAAATATGTATTTTAAGAACTATTTGTATTTTTCATGATGGTATCATTATGGTATAATAGAGACATACAACTCTGAATTTGCTAAAGGAGGTGGTAAATATGTGGTGGTCTATTGGTGGTGGAATCATAATCTTTGCGTTAGGTATGTTTATCTTCTTAAAGCCGGGCTTAATATGGAAATTAACAGAAGAATGGAAATCTTATTGTGCAGATGAACCATCTGAGTTTTACTTGAAAACAACAAAAATAGGTGGTATTCTATTTGCCTTATTTGGAATTATTATGATTATGCTTCCGGTTATTTTGGAGTAATAAATTCAAGTTTGGAGAATTGAGAAAATCGGAAGTTGTGAACTTAGAATTAGAGGTGTTGAAAATGAAAATAATAATTATATTTATTGATTTACTGATGGCAACTGTTCTCTTTTTTGTTGGAAGATTTTTTATCAAATCAAGGAATACAGAAAGAAGTGTGCTGTTTTTATCAGGAGATTATACTGGATTAAATACAGAGAAAATATGCAGAGTTACTGGAAAACGGATTAAGACATGGGCAATGCTCTTTTGTCTTGGCGGTATAATTGATTTTATCAAGCTGGGCGCAGGAATAATAATAGCCTCCGTTTTTTTTATTATCTTACTTGTATTTCATTTGGTTGATATGACTATAAATCGAGACAAGTACCGGGTATAAATTCCAGTTTGTAGGGCAGAAAAACCTACCCTGCTTACCCTTTCACCGCATTTCTCGTCATCCTATAAATCTCCAGCCGTGACAGTGCTTTCGGACTATTGTTGGTCTGATTCACTGTGCGGCTGTTGTCATTGTAGTAGTTATTTACCACCGAGCCGTTTGCATCACGGCTCAAAACCGCACCGGAAATGCCGTCAAGCTGATACTGCAAATCGGAATCCATGGTCAGCTTCATTGCCTGTGCCACACCGCTTACAGCCTTTTCCACATACTTCTTGCTCTTGTCGATACCGTCTGCCAGTCCTTTCATAAAGTCCGGCATCCAACTCTCGTAATCTGTCAGAGGACCTTTGTCCGGGACGGAGAAGTGCAGGAAATCCCGAATGGTATCGGCAACATTGGTGACGCAGTCCGCCAGCCAGCCGATGGCACTCTGAATGCCATCAATGATTCCCTGAATGATGTCCCGTCCCCAGTTCCAGGCATCCGAAGCCAGTCCCTTGATATATCCCACAGCGGCATCGAATCCATTCTGAATGGTGGACTGGATACCACTGATCTTATCAGAAACCGCAGAACGGATGTTGTCCCAGATGCTGGACACCGTAGAAGAAATGCTCTGCATCACGTTGGAAATGGTGCTCTTGATGCTGTTCCAGATGTTAGATACCACCGATTGGATGGCGTTCAGAACATTGGAAACCGCAGAAGAAATCTGATTCCAGATGGAAGAAACCACATTCCAGATTGCTGACAAAACAGAAGAAATGAAACCAGATACCGCATTCCAAACCGTAGTCACCACATCTTGAATCGCTGTCAAAACCGTGGAAATTGTAGTAGAGATGGCATTCCAGATGGTTTCAAAGGTTGTTCGGATGCCCTCTAAAATGGGTGTTAAAAACGCCACGATTGCATTCCAAATGGCACTGATCTTCTCCGAGATCCAGTCCATCACTCTGCCCACAATGATCTGGATGGCTTCAAAAATCGTCTGAAACAGATAGCCAAATGCTGTGATTAGCGGTTCTAAGGTGGTGTAAATGGCATTCCAAACGGTCGTAATGACGTTATAAATTGCCTGAAAAACCGTAGAAACCACATTGTAAATGGCATTGAAAATCGTGCTGAAAAAGTTGTAGATCGCTGTAAAAATGGTGGTGAAGAAGTCACGAATTTCTGTAAATACGGCCGTTGCTACTGTCTGAATGGCAGTGACAATGGTGGTGAAGGTATTGGAAATAGACGTCCAAGTGTTGACGAAAAAGTCCCGGATTCCGGTAACGATTCCCGTGAAAAAGGAAGCAATGCTGTTCCATGTATCCACGAAAAATGTTTTGATGGAAGTCCAGACTTCGTTCCAGCTTGTTCCGAACCACCCCAATACCACATCTGCAATGCCTTTCAGGGTATTCATGATATTGCGGAACGTGTTGACAATGAAATTCCAGATAGACGTAAAAATACCCTTGATGCCGTCCCAGCACTGCTCCCAGTCACCAGTAAACAGACCAATCAGCACATCAAGTGAATTTAAGAAAATATCTGCAAATCCAGAGAAAATATTGGAGATATTCTGAAAGACGCCTTCAAAAATGGGAGCTAACAGATTGCACAGCCCGTCCCACGCTGCTTTCAGCACATCGGTGAAACTCTCAAAATCGAATCCCAGAGCATTTAACCGATCAGTGATGCCCTGTGTCAATCCGGTAAAGGTGCTTTTGATTTGTTCCCAGATGGCGATGATATTGCTTTTGAATTCGTCATTGGTTTTCCAGAGATGCATAAAGGCAGCCACCAGAGCGGCAACAGCTGCGATAATGGCGAGCAGCGGACCCAGCGACACGCCCAACGCTCCGGTAATGGCTCCAATGCCACTCTGCACAGCCGAGAAAAGGGCAGGCAGTTTGGACACTGCGGAAAAGACCGTCCCCACACTGGAGATGGTCTTTCCCAGCACCACCAGCATCGGACCCAGAGCAGCAGCCACCAGTGCAATTTTCGCAATGGTTTCTTTTGTCCGTGGGTCTAATTGGTTCAGCTTGTCCACCAGTTCCTGAATGCGGGAAACAATGGAGCGAATAGTGGGCATCAGAATGTCAGAAAATGAAATCGCCAGTTCTTCCAGCTGGGACTTCAAGATAGTCACCTGCCCGGCAAGGTTATCCTGCATGACCGCTGCCATTTTTTCGGTCGTACCATTGTAACCGTCTACTGTATCCGAACAGGTGTCAATGGCATTGGACAGTTTTTCAAAATCCGCTGGAGAACCGTTGATGATCGCCAGCATACCGGACATGGCCTCTTTGCCAAACAGTGAGGCAGCAGCCTGTGCCTGTTCTGCTTCGGAAAGTCCGCCCAATTTCTGACGGAGTTGTTCCATAAGTTCTCGTAAAGAGTACATCTTGCCGGAACTATCCGTCAGAGAAATGCCGTACTGTTCCATGGCAGATGCTACCGTGCCTGTCGGCTTTGCCAGATTGGTAATGGCAGCACGCAGTGCTGTACCAGCCTGTGAGGATTTGATACCGGCATTCGCCATCAAGCCGATGGCGATGGCAGAGTCTTCAGCAGAATAGCCCAAAGAACCCAGTACCGGAGCAGCATACTTGAAAGTTTCACCCATCATGCTGACATTGGTATTGGCATTGGAACTTGCAGCCGCCAGAATATCCGCAAAGTGTCCGCTGTCCGAAGCAGACAAACCGAAAGCGGTCAGAGCATCCGTGACAATGTCCGAAGTAGATGCCAAGTCCTCACCACTGGCGGCGGCAAGATTCATAATGCCTTCGATACCGCTGAGCATATCGTTGGTTTTCCAGCCTGCCATCGCCATGTAGTTCATAGCATCCGCAGCCTCACTTGCAGAGAACTTTGTTTTGCTGCCCATTTCACGGGCTTTTTCCCGGAGGGCATCCATCTCTGAACCGGTCGCACCGGACACAGCTGCCACCTTTGACATGGCGGAATCGAAATCCGCACCAGTTTTCACGGCAATGGTTCCCAGAGCCGTGACACCAGCTGTGACCGGCAGCAGCTTTTGTCCCACACCGGAAATTTTGTCCCCGGCCGACTGCAGTGTTTCACCCAGAACACCCATCTTTTCCAAGGCGGTGTGAGAATTGTTTGCTTCTGTGGTCAGGCGTTTCAGTTCGTTTTCGGTTTCGATGATTTCACGCTGTAGTGCATCATACTGCTGCTGGGAAATTTCGCCGTTTGCAAGAGCGGTGTTTGCCTGTTCTGCGGCAGTTTTTAGTACTTCCAGCTTTTCTTTGGTAGCTGTCACCGCATCGGCGAGGAGCTTGTGCTTCTGCGAGAGCAGTTCCGTGTTGGAAGGATCGAGTTTCAGCAGCTTCTGGACATCTTTCAGCTGTGTCTGCGTGCCTTTGATGTCTTTGTTGACACCTTCCAGTGCCTTGGACAGCTTGGTGGTATCGCCGCCGATTTCTACGGTGATGCCCTTGATTCTATTAGCCATACAATCTCACCCCCTTATCAAAATTTATCGAAGTCACTCTGATCCGCTAACATATGATATTTGTATTCGTCATTCTCCCGTTCGGTGAACATATCATTCACCAGACCAATGGTCAAAAAATCCAAATCGCTCATAGACAAGCCCAGCTGGACACACCGCAGCAAAAAAAGCGGTGTAGTCATCGGTCGGTCAATCGGGCGATGTTTTTTTTAGACTGAACCTGTGTTTCTACGTTCAAACCCCAAAGATTGATCAGTTGCGGCAAAATCTCATAAATACTGAACGTGTTAAACTGCTCCAGCCATTCGTCCGGCGATGCCGGAATGGCTGCATCGGCGTGTTTTGCCATGATATAAGCGATGTTCTCAAACACTTCAAGGCTTTCAATATCCAGTGCGGAGGATTCCTCTGTATTTTCTCCCACAGACTTTTGCAATGCTGCAAAATCCTGATAAATATCCCTGCGGAATTTCAGACGATATAGTCTGGGAACTGCCGCACTCGCCTTAAACGGCACATCAATCCCATCAATGGTGATGTTCTTCTGAATTGCCATACTGCACCCTCCTTACGCTTTCACAGATGCTGCGGATGCCTTACCACTCTGTACAGCGGCAGCCAGATTTGGCATATATACCGCCTTGTACCAGCTCTCATAAACCTCGGCATCCGTTTTCTCACAGGTTTTAGTTTTTACCAAACCACTGTTCAATGCCGTTGCGGTCAAAGACAGCGTTTCTGTTTTAACTTCCTTTTCGTCCTCAATGGTGCTGGATTCTGTTGCAGGACGAGAGGCAGAACAGCAAAACAGACAGTGACGAATTTTATTCTTATCGCCGCTGAATTCAAACAGCAGGGCAAACTGCGATACTTCTGCGGTATTGGTTTCCGTGAGAACGCCCTTTTCGTCCAGTTTCTCACCGAGAATGTCTGTCGCAAACTCAAGCGGAACCAATGCGATTTCAAGATCGCCGGTGTAACCAGAGTTATTGTTGATCACATAGTACACACCATCGTCAGCGTAAAAATTGGATGCTTCACCTTCTGCATCGATAGACAGCGACACTGCACCGGGAATGCGAACCGGTTTTGCAAAAGTCGGCACGCCTTCTTCATCATAAGAAGTGATTTTTGCATAGTGAACTTTGTTCAGACCGAATTTTACCTTGTTTTTCTCCATTGCCATATAGATCAAACCTCCATCTCATAGAGTACTTCATACAATTCTTCCGAATCAATGAATGTTTCTGTTTTTGTATAATAAATCTCGTGCTGGGAAAGCACTGTCTCCACCTGTTCTTCCAATTCCGGCTGCTTTTTGTCTGTGTACAATTCAATGTCCAGCTGTTTGCAACTGAAATATGCCAAATTATCCGCTGAAAATGTATTCTCTCCGGGAGATAAGAACAGCAAAAAAGGCGGTGCAGGGCTTTCGCCCTCGGCAAAATGATGGTAGGCGAAAGGCAGTCCCATTTCCTCCATCATTTCTGCGATTTGTTCGTAGGTCATGACAAAGCCCCCTCAATCAAATGCTCCAGCAACTGCACACCGTTTTCTTCCGCAGGAGCAATGTGCGGTTTGCCGGGTACACGCCCACCGCCACGCTTGGCATGGCCCTTTTCCAGAAGATGTGCCAGTTGATATCTGTTTTTAGAATGTACTGTCATCTCCAAAGAGTGACTGTTTTCGCCAGTCTTTTTGACAGTCCAGCTTTTTGAATACGCACCTGTTCGCTTTGGAGCGTTTGCAGATATTTTATCTTTTACAGACTTTGCAGTTTTTCGGACTGTCTTTTTCATTGCCTCATCTGCAAGATCAGCGTAGTCTGTCAGACCTTTCATAATCTCATCAGCCATTGCATCAACTGTAGTCATCGGAAGCACCTGCCTTTCGTATCTCACCCTCAATTTTCATGTAGTTGTTGTGGTCGTATAAGGAGGTAATTCCGGTGGCATTGTAAATGTTATTCCTGAAAAGAATACGGAAATTGGTGCTGTTGATGTTCAGCGATGCAGGACTTTGACGGACGAGAAATTCCAACTTCTGTACCTCTTTGGTTATTCCTGCATCCGTGGTTTCACTTGCTGTTTTTACAATCACCTTTGCCCATAAGGAAAATGTTTCTTCCCACTTGGTGATGTGATTTCCAATCTCATCAATAACAGTTCTATGCTCCAGAATGGTAATTCTCTGATTCAAAGTTCCGATTTCCATTACATCACACCCTCTCGCTGTGCAAACAAAATTGAACGAAGATTTAAGGTCAGCTTTTTGTAATCCGGATTACTCCTGTTTTCATAAAGATACCCAAGTGCGAAAAGCATTGCAGTCCGCACAGTATCTTCATTTTCAGCAAGTGCTGATTCGTCCATTCTGCCAACGTCCATTACCAGATTTTTTGCTGTGGAAAGCAGATTCTGAATCAGCCTGTCGTCCTCATCATAATCCACTCGCAGATAATTTTTCGTTTCTTTCAGCGTTATCATTTACATCACGCTTTCTTGATGGTGAGTGTTTTGATCGCTTCCGGTAGAATCAGCTTGCCGTCAAGTCTCTGACTTGCAAGGAAACCAACCTGACCTGTCATAGCAAAGAGTTCATTCAGTCTCTTGAAGGAACGTCCCTGTCTGTCAGCCACCCAATAATAACTAAAGTCGCCGAATGCCATGCACTTGTTGCCTGCCTTGATTTCCGGCACATAGCTGGATGTCTTGTAAGGACGATTCAGAATGGTATCCGGAACGCCAGCCTGCACAGACGGACTCCAGATGTAGTTTCCTGTGTTGTCCTTCAGTTTTCTGAGAGCCTTGACAGTGGAATCATTGAGTACCCACACCGCCTTCTTGCGGTACGGACTTCTGAGAGAGTAGAAAAGTTCCATCACATCATCAAATGTGATGCTTGCACCTGTGGTGGAAGTGCCGTCTTCCGCACCGCCTGTAGCATTAAAAATACCGGTCGGTTTGCCCTTGCCATCACCAACGAAGAAAGCCTCTTCTTCCTTCGCACCGATTCTTCTTGCAAACTCCTTTGCAATGTATGACGGCAAATCAAATACAGAATCGTTAAGGAGTTCTTCGGAAATCTTGATCGCTGTTCCAAGCTTATATGCGGAAAGCGATGCCTGTCCGAACGTATCATCAGAGAGAGAATACTGCTGTTCTTCGTCCATCCAGACAGCCTCGCCCTTGGAAGTCACAATCGGAATCTTGCGGTCGCCGTTGGAAGTTTTGATAACCGTTGCCATTTGACGGAAAATGCTCTCTTCCTCCAACGCCTCCACCAATTTTCGTTCGTGAGGTAGCAGTGTGCCGCCTTATCATCTTTCGATGACAGGTTTGCACAAAGCCCCTCCCAAACCGTGCTTACACCTCTCGATGTACACGGCTTTCCATTCATTATTGACATGTCATTTATTTTGTTCCCTGTGAATCTTTTTGAAGCATTTCGGGCAAACAATCAACGTTTTACGTCTCATGTGAAGCATTTTCTTGCCCCATTCCGTAGTGCTTTTCAGATTCTTCATTTTACCTGCATGATAAATACAGCAGGAATCACTATTATCACCACACAGCTCACATACCCCTGCGCTTAACCGCACATATTGTGACAGCTTTTTCGGGTCAAAGGATTTGTATTGCCATGGGTCTTTATCGGACATCAACTTACCGGCTTTGCAGTCAGCTAATGAGACAAGCTTTGCATATTTGATACCGCCTTTAACTTCATGGGGAATAGCCCATTTGCCATCATGACGATATTTTTGGATGATTTTTCTCGTTGTGCTGTTGCTTTTGCTTGCAAGCGTCTTTAGACAGCTATATTCCATAAGATAACGGAAATAATTCAGCTTATCATAATTCGCTGCTAAGCAGTAATAATTGCAAATGCCACGGATTTGTGCATTATACCTGTTCACAATATCCACTTCCGAAAGATGTCTTAATCTTGGAACGCAAACCGCCCAGATTTCTCCGTTTGGTTTTTGTTCTATGATGTCGTTTTTGAACAGGAACTGCATGATCTTATCTTCGAGAGGTACAGTTAATTCTACAGAGTTATTCAGCGTTCTTTGTTTAACACCGTTTGCCTTTTTCTTTATCTTCTGGCTTCGGCGTACCGCAACGTCATAACCAAGGAAACGTACTCGTTCAGCACTGTGTGTGATCTTTGTTTTCTCAGCACTCAACTCTAAATGGTACTGCGTTGATAGAAATTCTCTCAGAATCTCTTTAATTTCTTCACAGTCTTCTCTGCTTCCGCTGATTCCAATTAGAAAATCATCAGCATATCGGCAGTATACAAGCTTTTTATCGTCGGACATTCTTGCGGGCGTTTTCAATTTTTGATTGCACACCGCTTTATATTCCTTGATTGCAAGCTCACGTTCCTCACCTTTTACCCTGTCAATCTTCTTTTGAAGTGTCTGCCTTCTTTTCGCTAAATGAAGATATTCCGGTGTCTGGTGTCGTGTAGACTGCTTATCGAACTTTTCCTTGAGTTTCATGACTTTCCGGTCAAGCTCATGTAGGTATATATTTGCCAGAATAGGGGAAATGATTCCGCCCTGTGGTGTACCGGAGATTGTGGTATGATATTGAAAATCTTCCACATAACCTGCTTTCAGGAAAGCTCTGATAATATTGATAAATCTGCTGTCCTTGATTTTGACTTCTAACGTTTTAATAAGCACTGCGTGGTCTATATTGTCAAAGCAACCCTTGATGTCGCCTTCTATGAACCATTTTACAGAACGAAAATTTGTCTTTATCTGGTCGAGAGCTGTATGACAACTTCTCTCCGGTCTGAAACCATGTGACTGGTCATAAAATAACGGTTCATAGATTGCTTCCAGAAACATTCTAACCGCCTCTTGCAGAAGTTTATCTCGAAATGACGGAATACCCAGTGGGCGCATTTTTCCGTTCTGTTTCTTGATATATTCTCTGCGCACAGGCTTCGGTTTGTACTTTCCTGACCTCAATTCTTCAATCAGTTCATGCACATATTCAGCACTAAAACCGTCAGCAGTGTCGTTGTCACTTCCGGGAGTCATTGCTCCACTGTTTGCATATAATTTCTGGTAAGCTGCAAAATAAATGTCCTCTCTCAGAAGGTAGCGAAAGAGTCTTGTAAAGACTCCGTCGTGATGTTCCGAGGAACTTTTATTGACACGCTCCAAAATCTCCGATGTTGGATTCATGAGGATTCTCCTCCCTTTCATCTTCTTACTTTGGAATTAACAAACTGCTTCCCTTCGCCATGTAGTGGGCGTTATCCACCTCGGACTACTACGGAAGCTCCGTTGCCATATGGAATATTCAGTCTCGAATAGACATAGCCTTTCGGCATTTCCACTTAGGCAATCCCTGTTTAACGATGCTTATAGGCAAGTGATAACTGTCGGATATCATTTCGGTTTATCTCACGTGTTCTCACGCTTGCTTCATGACCTATAGCAGACACCATAACGAATTCAATATTATGGTGGGGTCATGAGAGTGGTTTCAGGATAATTTCCACACCCTCCCACGAAAAAGGAGCTAACCTTTGCTTTGGCAATCCAGCCTTATCCTTATGTTATCTTGTCATTGCAGGTACTACTCGCCTCATATCCTTTTGACGTTTCCTGCGTTTCTGCCGTGCTGTGTTCCCGTGTCCAGTTTCCTGTCATCGGTTAGGCAGATTGACAACCGCTCTGCTGTGCGGTGTAGAGCCTAATCTACTATAAACATCGCCTTTTACAGGCGCACAAACTCATCTGGAACAAGATAGCCGCCCTCTGCATCTGTGCCAATGTGCAAATCATCGTGGACATCGATCCAGTTGCGGTTTCTGATACTGTTCCAGAATGCTTTCTTGTAAGTGTCGCTCGCTGTACCTGTCTTTTCCGTTACGTCTGGTGTGGCAGGCTTGCCGAGAACAGGAGTGGAAGTTGCCTTATTCATTTCTGCCTCAATTTCAGCCTGTCTTTCCAGACGCTGAATTTCCTTGCCAAGATCGACAATGGTCTGTTCCATTGCATCGTAGGTTTTGGAATCTTCCTCACTGAGAACGCCGTTTGCGTTTCTCTTGCTGTCGAGAAAGTCACGTGCAGTGTCCCAAGTCTTCTTTCTCTTTTCTCTGAGTTCCTGAATTGTCATAGCCATAGTTAAAATCCTCCTTAGTATTTCAGTAATGCCAGTCTTTTTTCAAGCTGGTCAATGGGTGTACCTGTAACGAATTCTGCTGATGCAGATACTTTGGATAAGAATGCAGATAGATTCCTTGACTTTGAATAGGTCATTGCGGTCAGTGTATCTTCTTTTTCCTCTTCATCCGGTTCTTCCTCTTTAGGAACAACAGGCATTTTCTTTTCTGCAAAAAGAATCCCGTCCACAAATCCCATCTCATGAGCCTTTTTTGCATTGAGCCATGTTTCATCGGACATCAGTTTTGCGATCTTGCTTCGGCTGAGATGGGACTTGGTTTCGTAGGCGTTGATAATGCTCTCTTTTACCTCATCAAGCAAGATGATGGCTTTTTCCATATCAGATTTATTTCCCATAGCACAAGTGCTGGGGTCGTGAATCATCATTAGGGCAGTTGGTGCAATCAAAGTTTCATCGCCTGCCATTGCCACAACCGATGCGGCAGAGGCTGCAATGCCATCAATTTTCACAGTAACCTTGCCTTTGTGATTTTTCAGCATGGAATAAATCTGACTTGCAGCAAACACATCGCCGCCCGGCGAGTTCAGCCAAACTGTCAGATTTCCGCTGACTTTTGCGAGTTCATCACGAAACAAAGCAGGTGTCACTTCATCTCCCCACCAGGTATCTTCTGAAATGGGACCGTTAAACAAAAGCTCTGTTTCTGATGTATCTTCATTTTGGATAAAGTTCCAGAATTTCTTCATTTGGTTTTCTCCTCCTTTTCTGAATTTTGATTTGCAAATGCTCCTGCATCAGCGAGTTTTGTAAAGCTACCATTTACAAGATACAGGTTTCCACCTTCTTCCTCAGAAAGCATATTCATATCTTCAAGTTCTCGGATGTCATTTGCCGACATCCAGCCGTTTTGTCTTGCAGTAGCGTAGCCCTGCATTCTGGAAGCGTAATCGCCACGCAGAAGTCCGTCTACATTGAACTTCACGAAATACTGCCCTTTTTCAGAATCAGAAAGCAAGGCTTTCTGCAATGACTGCTCCCATCGGACAATCCAAGGATCGAGGCTATATTTCACGAAATCCAATGACAGATGTTCCACATTGGAAAATGTGGCATGGTCAAGGTCGCCAATCATATGAAGCGGCACTCTGTACATTCTTGCAATTTCTTCAATCTGAAACTTTCTGGTTTCCAGAAACTGTGCTTCATTGTTTGGAATTGCAATGGGGGTGAATTTCATGCCCTCCTCTAAAACTGCGACCTTGTGAGCATTTCTTCCGCCATAGGCTCTTTGCCAAGCATCACGCACACGCTCCGGATTTTTGATCACTCCGGGGTGTTCTAACACGCCACTTGGTGAAGCACCATTTCCGAAAAACGATGCCCCATATTCCTCGCAGGCAATAGAAATGCCGATTGCATTTTTTGCAAGTGCAATCGGCGAATATCCAACCAGACCATCAAATCCAAGTCCGGGAATATGCAGAACCTCATCAGCATAAAGAACGATGTCGCCCTGTTCTTTCAGATTGGGATTTGCCTCATCGTAACGGCTGTAAATGTATATCAGGCGGTTTTTCTCATCACGGTCAACCTTCATCTTATCTGGCATCAAGGGATACAGTCCCAAAACATCACCTCTGCCGTTTCGGATAATCTGTGCATAGGCATTGCCGTAGATAAGCAGATGGGACATTAAGGTTTCTCGGAATACGAAGGATGTCATTTCAGGATTCGGCTGATCGTGGAGCAAAAAGTAAAGCGGGTGCTGTGGCACTCGCTCTTTTCCCTTATCATTGTATTTGTACACATGAAGCGGCAGTTGTGCAATTGCTTCCGACAGTACACGCACACAGGCATACACTGCAATATGTTGTAATGCTGTTCTGTCGGTGACTCTTTTTCCTGCATTGCTTCTGCCGAAAAAGTATGTGTATGACGGGCTGTCGTAGCTGTTGGTAGGCTTATCTCTGGACTTGAATAGTTCGCTGAAAATTCCCATAAAAATCAATTCCTTTCAGAGGGTTGTTTTTTTGGTGTGGATGTGGTATACTTAAATATGAAATCGAGTAAATTTTTCGATTAAGTCATATAGCTTAGGAGTAAGATAAATGTGTTTTGAAGATGAATTCATGGATAAGCAGTCGGAAATTATTTCTTTGTACAAAGAAGCAGCAAGTGCTAAATCGGAACTACTATACGTATACATTTATAATGATGATTCCCAGTCTTTAATTGCAAGTGCATACCGTGTTGATGAAAAAGTAGTTGGCAATGTAAAAGCGGGTGTATCCGACGAAATCGATAATAAGATCTATAATATTATAACAGAAGAAATAATGCCGGAATTGAATGAAATTTGCCAAAGATACAATAGAGAGATACCTGTTGTATTTAAATATACATACAACTTAAAAACAGGTTCTTTTGATTCTGAGTATTTGTATGCTAAAGATGTTGCTGAGGATTATGAATGTGGTACTGAAGCTTTGAAATGGATTAAATCGAGATAATTAAAACACCAACATCTCCCTCGAATCATAAACCGACTCATCAGAAACACATCCACAGCGAATTGCACGGTCAAGAGCCATAATCATGGCAACCGCACCGTCAATCTTCTCTGTGGATTTTTCTTTGTCCGGCTTAATGTTTCCGGCAGGATCACGGCGAATGAAAATATTATCCATCATCCAACGAAGAACAGGGTGTCCGTTGTGGGCAAGTGTCTGTTCCAAAGTCAGCTTCATCAATTCCTTGGTCGGCGGTGACATATCCTTATATCCTTGCCCGAACTGCACCATCGTAAAACCAAGCCCCTCCAGATTCTGCGACATTTGTACCGCACCCCAACGGTCAAATGCTATCTCTTTGATATGGAATTTCTGCCCCAGCTCATCGATGAAGTTTTCGATAAAACCATAGTGGACAACATTGCCCTCCGTAGTTTTCAGATAGCCCTGCCGCTCCCACACATCGTAAGGAACATGATCACGCCTTACACGGAGAGGCAATGTTTCCTCAGGCAACCAGAAGTAAGGCATAACGTAGTAATATTCATCTTCTTCCGTTGGCGGAAACACCAAAACAAATGCTGTAATATCCGTTGTGCTGGAAAGGTCAAGTCCACCATAGCAAACACGCCCGTCAAGCATCTCTTCATCAAAAGCGACCTTGCATTTGTCCCACTTTTCCATCGGCATCCAACGTACCGCCTGTTTTACCCATTGATTCAAACGCAGTTGCCGAAACGCATTTTCCTCACCGGGAGTTTCCTTTGCAGAATTACACGCAGCTACAACTTTATCCATTCCAATTGTCTTGTCAAGGGACGGATTTGCTTTTTTCCAGACCTTCGGATCCGTCCAGTCCTCGGATTCATCTGCACCGTAAATGACAGGATAGAAAGTCGGATCATGCTTTCTGCCCTCCAGAATATCCTTTGCCTTTTGGTGAACTTCATAGCAGATTGAATTTGTGTCAGTTCCGGCAGTGGTAATCAAGAAATACAAAGGCTGCATTCTGGCATCGCCGGAGCCTTTGGTCATAACATCAAAGAGCTTTCGGTTCGGCTGCGTATGCAGTTCATCAAACACAACCCCGTGAATGTTAAAGCCGTGCTTGGAATAGGCTTCTGCCGAAAGCACCTGATAGAAACTGTTGGTCGGGATGTACACAATACGCTTTTGTGAGGTCAGGATCTTCACTCGCTTGGAAAGGGCAGGGCACATTCGCACCATATCCGCTGCTACGTCAAATACAATGGCAGCCTGTTGGCGGTCGGCAGCACAGCCATACACCTCCGCACGTTCTTCGCCGTCACCGCAAGTTAATAGCAGAGCAACGGCAGCAGCAAGCTCTGATTTGCCATTTTTCTTCGGGATCTCAATGTAAGCCGTGTTAAACTGACGATAGCCATTCGGTTTCAGAATGCCGAACAAGTCACGGATAATTTGCTCCTGCCAGTCCAGCAGTTCAAATTTCTTTCCTGCCCAGGTGCCTTTCGTATGGCTGAGGCATTCAATAAAGGAGACGGCATAATCTGCCGCCTTTTTGTTATACTTGGAATCCTCCGCCATAAAACGGGTCGGTTTGAATTTTGCCATTGTTCTCACCTCCAAACAAAAAAGACCTGCCAAAAAGCAAGTCTGCATCATTTATTTTAACGCCCTCAAGGGGCGGTTTTTTAATCGAGATTCCATTCCCATTGTAACCATATTACCATACAAATTCAAGGATTGCAAGCGGCTAAATGAACAGAAAAAACATCGAAATTTCTACGGTTTCTTGTGTACCATACACGAACAAAAATCAGATGTACGACCACCAGAGCCTTTCGGCTCCGGCTTGTGGGATTTGGTTTTGGAAGAATCAGTTGTACTGTTTCAGCAGGATCGCCAGTGCAGTTTCAGTTTCCGCATCCTCCGGCGGAATATCCATGCCCCGGTCGAAATTGAACACCGTTTTGCCATTCCGCCGCAGGGAGATTTTCGAGGCTCTGCCTTCCTCATATCCAAAAGTGGAGGGCTCCTCGTAATGTTTCACCCAGTAGTGAAAAGTGCTTGTTCCTACCTGAATTGTTCCTTCTGTCCACATTGTTTTTTCCTCCAGTTTTCGTTGTTTTTGCCTTTCGGCATGATGTATATTACCATACTTCCGGAGGGATAGCAAGCCGCTAAACATACAGAAAAAGCGATGGAATTTCGACACTTTCTTGTGTATCATACACCAACGAAACAAGAGCCTTTGTGCCGCCTTGTGTGGGGCGTTTGTGAGAAAGGGAAAACCACTTGGAGGAAACAAAACTACGCCGAACAGGGGCAACACAGCGGCTGTACGAGCCGCAGCCCCCTGAACCAAGGGGCTGTTGTTTTGGTGGTAATTTCAGCTTATCGTGTGATTTTGAAATCGCCGTAGTAGAAATGGTTTTTCCTGATGTAATCCGTCATCCAGTTTTCGGCTTTTTCAAAGTCATCAAACTCTTTGATCACCAGCCATTCCTGCTTGCCAGGGTCGTAAATGTGAATCCCATTTTCCACCCTTTCGGTTGCTGTTCCTGTTACCGTCAACGCTTTTACTTTCCATGTTTTTGCCATTGTGTGTTCCTCCGTTTTTTTGTTTTCCCTTGCGGTAACTGTATATTACCATACTTCCGGAGGGATAGCAAGCCGCTAAACATACAGAAAAAGCGATGGAATTTCGGCACTTTCTTGTGTATCATACACCAACGAAACAAGAGCCTTTGTGCCGCCCTGTGTGGGGCGTTTGTGAGAAAGGGAAAACCCACTCGGAGGAAACAAAACTACGCCGGACAGGGCAACACAGTGGATGTACGAGCCGCAGCCCCTTTCGGGGCTTTGGTCTTGGGTTGTGGGTTTTGGGTTACCGTCCGGTCTGGCACTCCCATTCAAATTCGCAGGCGTTTTCGTACTCCTCATCGAAAAGGGCATCGTCGTCGATTTCCTTTTCCGTAAAGTCGATGCTGTCGATTTCCTCAAAGGTCGTTCCGTTTTCCTCGGCATCTGCCTTTGCAAGGCTTTCTGCGTTTTCCTCAACCCATGCGGTGAACTCCTCGTTGTCCATCCTGTCCTCGTTTTCAATCTCCAGTTCGTATTCGTAGTCCGCATCGAACCAGGTGATGACCGCCTTTGTGATTTCGGTTCTTTCGT